GCGGTCGGCAACCATAACAGCAAAAGAGATGGTCCCTGTGGACCGTCCCTTTTCCTGTGGGAGAGCTTGCTATATTCCCTTACGCATATTGGAGCTTCCGGAACAGCTGGCGCTCCTCCTCACAGCTGCCAAAGACAGCCTCCGACACCTCTTGGGGACGGTGAGGGATTTCAGATCCCGGCAGCTGACCAGCGCAGACCAGCCGAAGGGGGCCTTTGAAGCACTGATGATGTGTTCCACATGGCGAAAGTCCTGCATCTCTCCCGCAATACCGCCGCCAAGCATATGCGCCTGCTGGAGGAACACGGGCTCATCATCACGGAATGGACGCAGATGAAAAACGGTATTAGGAAAAACGGAAACTTGCGCTGCACCATCGTTCCCACGCAGGAGGTCACTGGTTCGATTCCAGCAGTCTCCACCAAAAAAGTCCAGGAATCTCAAGGGTTCCCGGACTTTTTTATTTTTGCCAAGATTAACTTTGTTAGTAACGTGTTAGTAGTAGCGATTTAGGTTAGTTTTTTTAGGACGCTGTTATAAGCTTTCTCATTGACGATTTTTAGTGTGTCCATAAGCTCGTCCATAACTTCCCACGCCCTATCCTGCGCTACATTCCCGACCGCTTTCAAAAATTCACTGCCGGAGGGTTTTATTTTCTTGGCCGGCGCAGGCTCTGCAGAATACAGCATTGGGGGCGCTTTCGCCTGCAGTTGCTCCCCGCCTTGCTCGTTACGGATAATGTAGAGCGCCGCCAGTTTCTCATAGTTTGTCCAGCTCGATTCTTCTGTTTCAAGGCGAGCTATCCAGCGCTTGACCTCATTCTCGTCGACCATAGGGGTGCACCCCCTTTAGTCCTCGATCGTGTCCATGCAGCGCTGGATGGCTCTGCGGATGCTTTCGTCGTCGGCGTTGTCCAGCATCTCCTGCAACTGGCGCTTCATATCGTCCCGGGCACCGTCCCGGGAATAATGGCCGCGGACATAATGGGTGCCCCGGCGGGCATAAGAGCTGCCTTTACCATAGGTTCCGCGCATGTCCGCCTCCCAGTCACCGGCCTGGGAATATCGGCGCTGGGAATAGCCGTCATCCTCCAGCATCTCGATCTTGTCAATGTTTTTGATGGTGTCGGTCAGCTTGTGCACGATGTCGAGGTCACCCGCACCAAGTTCTCCCTTGCGGGTAATCTCGTCCAGCTCCTTGCAGAGCATATCGCGCAGGTCATACATAGATTTCATACCCATTGTTCATTCTCCTTTCTCAGCAAACTCTTGTAATGATAAGGTTTGCGTTTCTCACGTCAATGTCCTCGCCACTAACGTTGCGGATGGACAGCGACGCGCAGCAGCCCTTTGTAACGTCAACGTACTCGGATACCGCCACATTGAAAAACGCCTCCGCCGCTGTGGGCGTCACCGTCGCAACGGAGGACGGCAGAGGTTCACCGTCAACCGCAATGGCAACGGAGATGGGGCCGGGGGTCCCGCCGGCGCTTACGGCAATATTGCCGATAAAGTCCACCTTGTAGCGGACGCGGCACTGGGAGCAGTTACCCCGGAGATTAAACAGGCCAGAGCCTACGCGATGGGTCACAAGGCCCTTTGTGCAGGGGATCGGCGCCTCGGTAAAAAGCACGTTCTGATTTGCCGCTACGGTCTGTGCAGCAACAGCAGTGTATTCAGGCATGGAAAACTCCTTTCTAAAAATACAGCGGCGGAGCGATTGCCCCGCCGCGTTATCGTAGTATCGGCACGGGGCCGACCATTTCGCCGTTGTCGGCAAAAAGCTATGCTATGCAGTTGTCAGCAGCCGCAGCCCTGATTGCATCCGCAGCCGCCGTAACCGCTGCCTGCCCACGGGTTACAAGTAATGTAGGCAGGCGAAGGGCACGGACGCAGCTGCGAGATCAGATAGTTGTTCTGCGCGGCCTGAGATGCCGCCAGCTTCAGATTCTGATTCTCGGTCTGGAGGTCGGACAGCTTGCTTTGCGTCAGGAAGTCGAGGATGGCGCGGCTGTTCTGGTTGTTCGCGTCAATGATGTCGCGCGTGGCGTTCTGCACGGTGTTGCGCGTGTCGCACGCCTGCGTCGCCATGTCGTAGCGCACCTGGGCGATAGCTGCACGGTTTTCGCAGCAGCAATTAGCGGCCTGCATCTGCATGGCGTTGAGTTGCTGCATCAGCGCCGCCTGCTGGTTGCTGCGGGAAAGCTCGGCCTGTGCAAAGCCGTTTGCCATCGCCATGTTGGTGCCATTGACAAGCTGCGCCTGCTGGTAAAATCCGTCGCAAAGGCCCTGATTTACACTGTCGATCTTGCGCTCGACATTGGCAAAATCAGAGGTCAGCACATAGCCGTCGACCACGCCGCCGGAATTGCCGGCGTTGTTTCCCCAGCCGTTGCCGCCCCAGCCGCAGAACACAAACAGGAAAAGAATGATGATCCACCACGCGCCATCGCCGCCGAAGCCGCCAAAGCCGCTGTTCATCATGCCGGTAGGCGCAACAGGCATAGTGGCCTGAACGCCGCCGTCAGAAAGAGACATAGTATCACTCCTTTGAAAAATTTTTATTCATCAAATCGTGGCCACGATGTTGATTTATGTTGATGATTACTGCATCAGGCTTTGAAACTGCTTCGCCATCTGCTGTAGCTGATTAAGCTGCTGCTGGTTTAGCCTACCACTCTGCAAGAGCTTTTCGACCTCGGCTTTGGGGTCGCCCTTGAAATTTGCTTTGAACTGGTTGAACTGCTGAACCATCTGGGCAAAGTTCCCCATAGGCCCCTGCCCGCCGCCCAGCGCGGCCATGAACGGGTTAGTCATCGTCCTCGTCCTCCTCTACCTTGCGCTTTTTCTTGCCCTTTATTTCGCCCACAAGCGCTGCCAGAGCGTCAAACTCTTTGCGGGTGACAAATTCCACGCCCTTTTCCTGCGCCGCTGTGCGTGGCGTTTCTGCGCGCTCTACAAGGTCGTAAATTTTAAGCGTCGGTTTCCCGCTTGCGTCTGCCTGCTTGAGGTAAACGGTGGGGGCGGTGGAATCCCACAGTGCTACGGCAGAGTTGGGCGCGATGAGATAACCTCTTGCCTCCTGCTCGCCGCTTACCCACTGTACGCCGCCTTGTGCGATGGGGTTCTGTTGCACTGGCTGCGACATAGGCTGCTGCATGGGCTGCATCTGTGGCTGCTGCATCTGCCGCATCTGCATGAGGTTGTCCGGCATCGGCTGCGGATAATAGGGGTTGAAATAGGGATATGCCATGTTCATTCCTCCGTTTCTTTGTCCCAGAAATAAAGCGGGATTTCGTTCTCGCTGTTCCAGCTGTCATAGATGATCCCGTCCTGAACGCACACTACATGCCCAGAGAGGGCGAGAATATATGTCCCGCGCGGGTGCTCATCGGCAAACCTGCCGACCGTGTAACAGTCCGGGCAAGTGTCCGGTATGATGTATCTCCGGTAGCCTAAGGACCGCAGATACGCGCCCCAACAGGCGTTTGCATTGGGTAAATCACCGTCCAAGTAGCCACGCATGCACAGCCGGAGATAAACCTCGCCCCAATCCTTTCCCGTGGCCTTACAGATCGCACGGACAGTGCAATCGGACACGTTTTTCCCGCAGGGATTTGGATTAAAATATTTATACATGATTGCAACCCCTATATAGGCTTTCAGCAATTTCCACATACGCTAAAAGCCCCTGGGGATCGTCTGCGTACAGAATGCAAATATCCTGCGCCATTTGCGCGGTAAACCCGCATTTGATTAAGCGCTCGTACATATTCCCGCCTCCTTGCCTCTATAATAAAAGAAATCCGGGCAAATAAACTGCCCGGATTCTGCCTTGATTCTGCAATAATGTAGTTACAGTGTACACCAATTGTGTGCAAAAACGAAAAATAGCCGCACCCAAAAAGGGCGCGGCTATTTTTAGGAATCGAATGCATCCGCCAGTTTTTGGTATGCGCGGCGGCGCAATTTGTAAAATCCATCTACGCTGATATGTAGTTTTGCCGCCGTCTGTACACAGGTGCGGCCAAAAACGTCCACGTCAATTACACAGGTTTCCTCGTCTTCCGGTAGCCCTACCGCACGGATTGTTTCTGTGGCGCGGCATGGTGCCATAGTGGATAGTTTTTTGCGGATCCTTTTGTGCTGATCTATCATTTCCCACGGTGTGCCGTGGAGGTGCGGATGTTTAGCACGGGCGTGAGGCCGGCGTAGCGGTGTCCTCTGCGCCCTCCAGTGGATTTATTTTACCACTTATTTCAGCAGGAAATTCCAGCTATTGGAGCCCAAGATGCCGTCCACGCCGAGGTTGTGGTCAGCCTGCATCTCCCGCAGACCGGCCTCCATCTTGGGGCCAAAGAGCTTGTCACCGCTCCAAATTTCATCCGGGTAATAGCCCTTGTCCTTCATCAGCAGCATGGCGGCCCGGACATCATTGCCCTCCATGCCACGGCGCAGCATACGCAGTTCCATGTTGATTGTTTCCTCCTTCGTCGTCGGTGCGGGTGCGGGCTTGGGCTGCTCGTTCAGCAGCGCCTTGACGCTGGCCTTGAACGCCTCCCACTCCGCATTGTTCTTCCCTGCCATTTGCCGGGGGCAGGACTTCCCGGTCACGTCGTAGTGCCGCAGGACGTAGGTGTCCACGCCGGAGATGCCCAGCAGCTTGCACAGCTCCGCCGTCAGTGCCGCAGCGTTGGCCTTGGTGCGCTCGGAAACATGGTAGTTCCCGGAGCAGCACATCTCGATAGAGATACTGTTGGTGTTGCGGCAGAGAGGATGTACCGGATCAGAAGAGCCTACCGCCCACGCCCGGTCACAGACCGGTACGGACTGGTAAATGCTGTCCTCATCCACGAAGTAGTGTGCGCTGGCCTCCCGGTCGCCGCCTGCGAAATACTTGCAGTTGGCCTCGGCGGTGTCACTGACGTTGCCCGTGTAGTGCAGCACCACAAAGGCCACGTCCCGCCCGCCCAGCCGGTCATAGGTCTCTTTGCTGGCCGGGATGCTGGTGTTGATGGGGATACCGCCCGCCTTGGCGATGGGATATGCGGCAGTGATGCGCTTACCCATATCTCACTCCCCCTTGCTCAGCTGCTTGACAGCCTGATTGATGCCGGTGGCTGCCAGACCGCTGACGATGCCCACGGCAATGGCGGTGATGGGATCACCCGCCGGGAAGTCCGGGATGGGTGCCAGATAGTAGCTGACAGCCCCCAGCAGACCTCCGCAGACCCCACACAGGATGGGGATCCACTTGTCGTTCATGCTGCTGGCCTTGCCCACCAGCCCCACGAGGTAGGTGATGACGGTGATAACCGCCACGCTTGCGATGCCAAAAGTTTCCATAATTTCTCCTTTCCGTGCCCGAATCGGGCACACAAAAAATGTTGATAAGTCTTTGTTTACTCCCCAGTATAATCGTAAATGATGGTGGCATTGCTCGCACCCCAAGGAGCATTTGCTACTTGCCCCTGCGACCACGGAACATAAATGGTAGACAGTTTTGGGCATCCGGAAAATACTCCATTTGGGATTGAGGATACCGTGCTCGTAAATTTGACCGTTTCTAACCCAGTACAGTTGGCAAATGCAAAATCTCCGATTGTAGTGAGTGCGGGGGGAAGGGTTATTGATGCGAGACCTGTACCCTGCCTAAATGCATAAGCTCCAATCGAGGTCATTCCAGACGGGAAGGTCGTCAATGCGAGCTTTGGGCAGTACTGAAATGCGGCTGTTGGTAATGAGGTAATCCCAGAGGGTAGGGTCGTCAATGCGAGCCTTGGGCAGTTGTTGAATGCATACTGTCCGATTGAGGTAAGTCCAGAGGGTAGGGCCGTCAATGATAGTTGGTAACAATTTAGAAACGCAAAATCTCCGATTGAAGTAATCCCAGAAGGGAGACTTGTTAGTACCATCTTTGAACAATTCCTAAATGTGTAATCTCCGATTGAGGTAATTCTAGAAGGAAGACCTGTCAATGCGAGACTAAAGCAATCCCTAAATGCCTGGTCTCCTATTGAGGTGATTCCAGAAGGGAGGCTTGTTAACGCTAGCTTTGAACAATCAGAGAATGCAAAATCTCCGAGTGAGGTAATTCCGGGTGGGAGACTTGTCAATGATAGCTTTGGGCAGCGATAAAAACCATTATCACTAATTGCAATTACATTGTCTGGCATATCTACTGATGTCAATTCCGCCAAATAAGCGAATGCATACTCTGGAAACAATGGTTCCTCGAAATTTAGCAGTAAACACTCTACCAGAACTGTCGAGGGACGTATACGCTATATAAGGGCCTGTCGGTGGTGCCTCAAGGGCGCCGGTCACGCCGCCGATCACCACATCCTTCTTGATGTTCTCGGCCAAAAGGGTGTCCGGTTTTTGAATCGTCACCTTACGCATTCCTTTGCTGCTGGTGGGCAGGATGACCTGATTGCCGGATGGCATAGACAGCTCCACCGTCCGCTCCTCGGTGGCATACACCTCCATCACCTGCCCCATGTTGACCTCTAGGTCAGCGCCGGGAGAAAAAGTTACCGCAAACTCGATCATAGCGCACCATCCCGCAAGATACGCTCCACAGGCACTTCGAATACCTGAGATGCCATGCGCTGACCGCCTACGCCCACCCGGAGCTGTATCTTTGCGTCAATGCCTCTCCCGGCAGTAAGCGACAGGGTCTCGGCTTCCGTCAGTGTGCATGAGACAACATTCCCGTCCAGCTGTACATCCGACAATGCTTTTTCGATTTTAACCTGTCCGGCCTGCGCTACGGCCAAGGACAGCACCGTGATGCTCCCCGTGTCGATGGGCAGGCGGAATGTCAGCGTGGGCGTTGTACCTCGATACATGGGTATCCCTCCTCATACTTTAGATTTGCGATGCTCAGCGGTTGGGCAGTCTTTCCAAATCCGCTATCCTGTGATTGGCGACCTTGATCTGCTCCTCCAGCACCGGAACGCGCCGGGCGAAGTTGTTATGCTCCCGGACTTCCCGTGTCAGCTCGTCCAGTTTGGTGTCGGTGACGGCCTGCTGCGTGTCCAGCTTAGCCTGCACATCACGGGTGGTTTTGTTGCTGGTAATGACTACCCCCAGCAGGGACAGGCCGCCGGTGATGAGTGCAACAATGATAGTTTCTGTCATGCGGTATCTCCTTATATGTTTTATACTTTCCACTTGCCAGTCACCCGCAGCGATACGGTTTCATTTGTTGGTGTCATTGATGCACCACGGGCCATGCGGAAGGACAAGGTTTTTGAAGCATAGCTCCAATCCGTATTGCAGATTGTGTGCAGATCAGACGCACTGCCGGTGATTACCACGTTCCCCGTCACCCCGAAGGGCATTGACAGGGAAATCGTATTTGTGTATGCGGCGCTGCCAAATGTAGTGTAGCTGGTGGGCGTCACTGTCCCACGCCACCACAAGTCTGCATAACCGGAGGCGTACTTGTAGTACGTCCAGTTGCCGCTTACGCCTTGCTCAATGATGTAGTCTTGGATGCCCATCAATTGCCGAAGTTTTCCCGCTGCGGAATCAGATAAAATCAATTCCCCGTTCAGCTCCATGTCCTTTTCGGCGAAGATAGGCCACTTGAATTGCACCGTTTTCTCTTTTTCGGATACCCCGCCATAACACACTCCCGGCAAGTTGAAGTTGATATTTAACGGAACTTCAACTGTTGCCACATCCATTTCTTTGGTAAAACTGCTTGAAAAAGCGTCCGTGGCGACTACCGTCAGTTTTCTGGTCGTATCTGTTCCGACACCAGCGATGTAAACAACCTTTGAGCCGGAGCTTTGCGCAGAAAGGGTTTGCCTATTCTCGTCATCGATCTTCAAAGAGATGCTGGCGGTGTTATTCCTCAAAGAAATGGTGAGGTCGAACATCACCTTAATGTCTGCGCCTGTATTGTTTTCTGTCCACACGCCACTTGTGTAGGAGCCTCTTGCGTATGTGAGATTTGCAATAGTCGGTCCAGCATACTGCTGTACAGTAATAGTGTTTGTAACCGTCTTGCTTCTGCCACGAGAATCTGTCGTAGTTACCGTCACCACAACAGAGCCGCTTTTTGTAAGCAGATTCCCTGTATTCAAATTGGCATTTTCATTACCAATTTTCATGACAGTACCTACGATGGTACTTCCCCTTACTCCGCCACTTGTGGCAACGGCTTTTAGCTGGCTCTTGTTTTGTACCCATCCATATGTCGGCTGATACCCAGCGGCATCGGAAAGCACCACGCTTAAAGATGGAACGAGGGATTCCGGCACAGTGAGGACACAGGTTGTCGTGCTTTCACCTATCTTGCTGCTTCCGTTGTAGGTCTCGCATTTTATCGTCACCGTGCGGGATGAAGCATTTGTGGTAGCATCTATCATGCTGTCAGGGCTTGCCCACGTGTAAGATGTGGCTACACCAGTTGCAATAGAGACATACCCGCTTCCGGCGTTATAGGACAACTTATGTGTAAAGGAGGAATTTTTCCGTGTGATTGTAATTGCTACATTACCGCCCATTGTGCCATTTGCGGCAGACACGGAAGATGCTCTTGGAATTGTTGGTAGTGTAACGCTACCGGAGACGGTCAAATGCCTTGGTGTGTAGGCCGAATCAAAGCCGCAGTCCCATTCGCCGGAAAGCGTGACTTTCCCGGTTCCGTCGCCACTATGTGTAACAGTGATAGACTTTACGCCCAGTTTATACCAACCGGTAGATGGATAATTGTACGGATTCCAAGTTTTTGTACCTTGCAGAATGTAATACGCTTCGTTCGCAGACTCATTTTGTGAGTACCCGGTACCGTCATACACATACAAGGTTAAATCAAGCGCACTGGTGTTATTTTCGATGCTCTGGCTCTTGACTGTATAGTCAAGGCGTAGCTGCCATCCCTTAGATTTGCTTCCGTAGATACTCGGCATCACGTCACCCCCACGAAACTTATGGATTGATTCGGCTGCACAACGATAGACATCGGACCGAGGCGGAACTTCGATAGCTCTACCAGTTCAAAGCTGTTGTTATTCCAGTACGCTAACAATGTGCCGCTTGCGTCATAAAACCCAATCTTGTCGTTGTACTCCTTCAAAACAATCTCCGATGCAGAGGATCCAATGCGAAGCACAGGGTGTCCATTTTCATCAATGCTTGCATCAATGAAATCAGAAAGAGTTTGTCCATTGATCGTCACACGCTCTGCGGACATCTGCCCAGCCGTTATTGTGTCTGCGTTTACTGCGCCGTCCATCGTAAGCGCAACGCCAGAAATGGTTTTCCCGCCGTCTTTGGAATATCCAAGACCGTTGATGTTCATAATCCACAGCCTTGTATTATCTTCCATAGTGGGCGTGTCTCGAACCATCCACCCAGTTGGGAAACCGTCATCATCCAGCGTGACTTCCCAGTATCCGCCTTTTGCGCCTATGATTCTTTCGGTGGCATCCTGCATGGCTTTGGCAAGGCCGGAATATTCCCGTTTTACTTGCTGCATAATAGGGCTTTCCACGACATACTGCTTGTCCTGCGGCGCATAGCAGGTCGTATTCGCCACCATTCCGCCCTTTATGCGCAGCTCCTGTTCCATAATGTACACGGGGAATGTGCTGGCTGGGCCGGTCACATCTGTAACGTGCAATATGTCACCTGCTTCCGTAGAGGGGTCTCCCCGCCATTGCACCTTACACGGCATCATTGCCTTGTTTCCAATTTTCTCAAAAACAGTAGCCGCCACAGCTTCGGTAATATACGGGTTTGTAGCCGAAATTCCAACACCCGTCCCGACCGTGATGGGGTTTTCTTCCGTTCCCGTGACAAGGCTTTGTATGGTAAACGGGGAATCTGAGGATTTGCTAAGTCCTCCCTGATACTGCACCTCCGGGCCAACAGAAATACTATCAGAGTACCAGCAGAATTTCAGTTCGCCGTCGGAATCAAATTTCGCATTGCATCCGATCAGCCCCGCCAGCCATCCGAGTTGCTGGCGCAGTGACCCTGTGTAGGGGGCAGCAATTTGAATATCCGGCAAAGCTACCGAGGGAGCAGTGACATTTCCTTGCGTACACACATCTGTGAGAATCTGCACAGGAGTGGCGGGGAAATCAATGGTAGGCACATAATCATCCGTCAGGCTGGCCATGCGGTCATATCCGGTGATAGTTACCCACAACTTCCCGCTTTCTTCTACGCCGTCCGTGGGGATGTAATATTTGCCCTTTTGGACATACTGGGCTTTGCCGCCCACCATGATTCCAACAGATGGAATAAAAAATGCACCGTTCAGCGGGAGATTGTCCTGCTTGTACATCGTCACCTTGCAACTGGAAGAAAACGCCGCACCGATGGTCACGCCGTCCGAGGAGCCGAACTGCTCTGTTATGCTGATTTCCTGCACCTCGGAGGCGGCCAGCTCTGTCGTGCCGTTAAACAGTATTTTGCTTGTGATCTCCCGCCCCGGCGCAGAACATGCGGCGTTAAATGCGTCTGTTACAGTATGCATGGCTCACCTCTCGATGAAATTCATGGACATTTCGCCCCATAACCATGTTCCATCCGCCTCCGGGCGCAAAATGGGCGCAGAACGATCACCAACATAGCAGGTGATCGTTCTATTTGTCCCCGTAAGCGCATCTGGGTATGTAAGCTTGAAAAACGGATCGCTGACGGCTGACAAAAGCGTTGCCATTTTTGCGGCACTCATTGGGAGCCAGGAGCACTCGATCTTTCGCTTTACCGCCACGCGGTCCCGGAACAGGTCCCCGTTTTGGTTCCTCCCGCTGCCGTCGCCGTCCAGGTCAGAAATGCTCCATTTTATCTCGGCGGGAGCAGGCAGAACAACGACCGTCCCGGCATTTTTGGTAACTTTCAATACATCCATTACTGCTCCTTACACCACCAGCGGGCTTGCGCCGGTGGCACGCACCACGGCATTGTTTTCCTTCACAACAGTGTCAAATATTTTCTTCCCGTTAACGCTGTCCAGCACGATTGTGATATGATTTCCTACGCCTCCGCTGTTTTTGACTTCCTCCCGGACAATCTGGCGGATCAAATCGGCGGGTGCCTCGATGTTTGTGCCGCGCTTCTGGTCGCCCAAAACGGCCAAAAATTCCCGGTTTGCTGGGATCACCGCGCCCTGGGCCAGGCGAGGAATGTGGACATTTCCCCAATTGACCCGTCCAATGTTCACACCGGGAATCTTGTTCAAGATACCCGTGATGCCATTCACCATATCGCTTACGCCGCCCAGCACCCAGTTGATGCCCCGTTCAATACCCGAGATCAAACCGTTCATGATGTTTTTCCCGAGGTTTTGCCACCAGGCCGCAGTGAATACAGGGGCGATATAAGAGTTCCAGAATTCTTTGATTTTTTGCCAAACGTACTTGATTTTGTCTATGATGAAATTCCAATTGGGCGCGATTGCCGCCGCCAAACTGACGCCACCGGCAAGCAACATCCCGATGCCCAAGGGTATTCCTACGCCCGTAAAAATAAGAATAATCCCGAGTACAACAAGAAAACCGCCGATCATAGCAAGAGTTTTGCCGAGCGGCCCTTGCAGCGCCTTCGTAATACTGTCCCAATTTGGAACAATCGCCGTCGCAAGCCCAACCGCTCCAGCAGCCATAAGCCCAAGCCCAAGAGGGACATTTGCAAAAGTAAACAGCAATGCGCCGCCAAGCACAAGCAACGCGCCGCTCAAAATTGCAGTTACTGCGCCAATAGGCCCTTTCATTGCGTTTTGGATTGCTTCCCAATTAATGGTTGCAGATGCCGCCAAAGATGCAGCACCAACCAAAAGCAATCCTACTCCGAGCGGAATATTTGCGCTTGAAAGAGCAAGTATGGCGCCAAGTACAAGGAAGGCGGCTCCAACAATACCGGCAATTACATCTATGTTGTCACTTATAAACCTTGTTATGGTATCCCAGTTGACGGCAACAACGGCGGCCAAAGATGCAGCGCCAGCTATAATCATGCCAATTCCAAGCGGGATGTTTGCGCTTGTCATAACAAGGATTATGCCAAGAGCAAGCAAAGCTCCGGCTACAATAGTCACTATAACCGCAAGTGATCCTTGCAAAGTTTCTGCAATAAGACCCCAATTTTCGGAGGCGGCACCATATACTGCCAACGCACCAGCAACCATCAGAGCAATGCCAATCGGTATATTTGCGCCAGAAAAAGTCAACACTGCGCCCAATGCAAGAAGGGCAATTCCGGTAAACAAGGTTGCAACGGCAGCCAATCCGCTGCTGACTGTGCTTGTGAAATCCGGTGCGATTCCACCGCTTGCACTTGCCCCTCCCGAGCTATCGGAATCTCCGTTCATTGTGTTCAGCTCATCGAAAGGTGCCAAATATTTACTGGCTTTCTTTGCGGCAGAACCAACACCATTAATCGCTTTCTGCTGGTCATAAAGGCTTTCAGCCGCTTTCTGAGAAGATGCAAGAGTGTTTCCAAACAGTGCAGATAGCAGCCGAGCAGCTGTATTTACCACCGTTGTAAGCACATTTGCGAGTAGCGTAAACGCCGGGATAACGATGTTTACAATCGGCTGGGCCAGTGTACGCAGCGCACCTTTAAGCTTGGCAACCGCCGCCATTGCATCGGTGTTTGTCTGGATCGCCGACCACATATACTCCCTGATTTTGCGCAGTGCAGCTGTAATGAGCGTAAAAACAAACACGCGCCTTGCAAGCCCCTTGATTCGGTTTCCAAGCTTTGTGAATCGCTTCCCGGCTTCCTCTGCAGCGGGGGACAACTCTCTTGTGCCATTTTTTGCTCCAGCAAGCTGCCCACTGAGTTCTCCCGCCTTTCTCTTTGCATTGTCAAGAGACGCAGCGGTTTTGTTGATTTTTGCATTGATCGTTTCCACCTTTAACGCCGCCGAATCAAACTCTTTCTGCATGGCGTTCACTTGTGCTTGCTGGTTTGCAATAGAGTCGGATGTAAAAAATTCCGCTCCGCTTTTCATATGTTCAAGAGTTGCTTTTGCCGCATCGAGATTTGCGCCGAGCTGTGCCGACTGCTCTACCAGCGGGAGCTTTTCTCTTTCCATATCATTTAGTTTTTCAGATAAACCAGAGATTTTCCTTGTAAGTGTATTGAGCTCTTTTTGCGCCTGCTTGGAATCAATTTCCGTATTGATGATAATAGATCCATCTGCCATTAAATCACCACCATTTTTTCTTTTACTTGCAAAGGTGCTGTGCGTATGATATAATACACTAAAATTTTGTTGTTGGGAGGGGCATTACATTTGTCAAAAAAAGAGAAATTGATAAAACGCGCAAAGCTACTTGGAGTGCGAGAGGCACGGGATACGCTCATTTTTACTACAGTAAACTATACGCTATACAGTTTTTGGGTTGAGTACGAAGACGGTTCATCCGATGTAATTGAGTGCGCCCCCATCTCGCCAGGCGAAAGTAAGCGAAAACAACGCGAACAGAAGTTGTTGTTCGATAAACTGATGGATATTGCAAACCAGTCCAAGAATAGTACTTCCGCCGCACCGGAAACGGATACCGCGATGCTGGATACCTTGCAAAAAATCCACGATCTTCATGAATCCGGAGCCTTACCAGATGATGTCTTTGAGAAAAAGCGTTCTGAGATTTTGAGGAAACTGTCTGACCCGGAAAACCAGGCGAGCTTCGCTCAAAATGTTACCGTGGTACGAATGGGTGCGAGGAAGTGTGGAGAGTCAAAAACAATATTGATTGTTGATGGGGAACGAAAAGCGTTTGATTTGGATAATATTGTCCAGTTCCACCTGGTGCCAGGAGAACATACCGTTAGGTTTGAGCGAGGAGTTGTTAGGAGCAATGAACTCACATTCCTTGTTACCAAAGGCAGTCAGTACAAAATTAGTTTCACAGCAAAAATGTTCAGCATTGATGCTGACCTGAAAAAGTAAAAATGCGTCCATCCGCCCTCGCAAGAGGGCGGATTTTTATACCCATTGTTTGATAATATTTTCGTCCTGCTCGGAATATCTGCGCTTGAAATCCACAAGATGCTTATTCTGCTTGTAAAATTCCTGATCGGATTTATCCAGCTTTTGATTTTTGGTTTTCTTTTTTCGGATGCTTACCACTTGGGCAAAGGTGCAATCACCTATTTCTTGGTATGCGGCTATAAATGTCCACCAGTGCAGATATTCAATGGAGCGGATTTCCGTGCCAAGCACGCGATTTATGGGGCTTGCAATCATCGGGAAATCCTGCTGCCAATCCATGAGCTTGGGGCGCTTTTCATCCCGGCATTCTTCCTCGCCGCAATTTATAAAGGATATGCATTGCCGCACCGCGTTCTCGTATTCCGTGTATGGGATATCCTCGTAATCCGGGTAAAACATTTCCATCACTGCCTCTGCCTTATCGGCGCTGTCCAGCTCCGAATCAGAAAGCATTTCCAAAATGTCCAAAATGTCCCGGTAATCAGACCGAATGGCGTATTGCTTCCCGCCCAGCTCCACGGATTTTGGCAGGCTGTATCTCATTTGTGGTACTTCTTGGTGTACTTGCTAATGCGCGGGTTGGTAAGCTTCTGCTCCCGGGCATACGCAGTATCCATTTCGTCCACCAGCGCAAAAAGCAAATTTGCCCAAATGGGGAATCCGTTGGCCAGCGCGTAAAGATTCAGCTCACCAAAAAGCGGGGTGCAGATATCAAATCCGAATACTTCTCCGTTGATGATCTCCCGCATTTCCAGGTCCATCTTTTGGCCAATGTCAAAAATTTCCTTTTTATCGGCGTTTTTTTGCACTTCGTCCTTATAACCCTCGTTCATTTTGTCGAGTTTTTCAAACGCGGAAAAAAGCCGGCGAGACAGGCCCATATCCAGCGGGTTAAACGCAAATTCGCATTCTTTCCCGTCGGTAGTCAAAAAAGTTTTAGTGACTACGCCGGTATCAATTTTGATAATATTTTCGCTCATAGCGTCCTCCGTTTTCGATAGTGGGGCGGGCAGAAGCACCCGCCCCGATCTGCTTAGGCTGCGGTAAATTCAATAGCGCCGCTGCTGCCCTTATTCACAGTGCCCAGGGTGCGATTGCCGCCGTATGTGATCTCGCTTGCGATGTTCAGGGTACCGCCGCCCTCACCGCCGATGGAGGTCACGGCAATGGCGCAGGAATCATAGCGCTCGGCAAACTTCGCATCGCCGCTGGTGGCGTAAAAATGCCCGATCATCATGTCCTGGTTGGCCAGCGCCTGCGCATCGTGGTCTTTTACGGCCAAATTCCACATCTTCACGGCTGCTGCATCACCAGCATCCAAGGGGATGGGGTCAAAGGTTTGTGTAATAACGGGCTTTTTCATGGTTGTGAATGTGTTCCCCAGCACATCCTGCTTGCTCTCCTGGCCCCAGTCCATTTCCTCGCTGGTGTCCTCCACCCGCTTGCCGATAGCGCTCCAAACAGGGCTTTCCTTGGTCCCCGTGTTGAGGTATGCGATCAGCAGTTCCCGGTCAATGGTCTGGCCTTCCGGTGTGGTAAAAGTCAAATCTGCCATTATGTATTCACCTCGTAATTCATTTTCATTAAGATTTGATGATCTTCGTCGCCGTTTTCATACACAGCGAACAAAGAAGATCGCGTAGTAGGCTCCAGGCTTACAACGCGTTTCCCCGTACCAATGTCAGGGCGCTTTCCGGTCGCCCAATCTCCGATAGCGTTTAACAGTTCGTCAGCCTTGAGCCGTTTGTCCATGCTATTGCCAGGCTTAACCCGGTAAATGATTTTGAATTGGTATTCCGCTTGGTAGCCCCCTAAAACATATCGTTTAACGATATAGGCCGCCTGGATGGTAGAAATGGCCATTGCAGAGGTGTCGGCGGGCAGGAACTCAAATCGTATCAAATCCACCGGCAAATCCGGATATGTATTCAGCCAAACCAGCAGCTTGCGAGATACCTTGTCTTCTTCCGCTGCCGACACGGCCTTTTTAATCTTTTCCAAATTTCCTCACCGCCTTATCTGCCACACGCACCCACTTCTCCATGTTCTGCGCTTTGGAAGCGTCAAACCAATGTGCTTGTGCCTGCGGATGCATTGTTGTGTTAAATACAAGATTTCGGTCTGTGACCACCTTGTGCCCGCCTTTGGGCGCGAATGTGCTGCCGGTAGCCGGGTCTACCATCACTTTCCCGTAGTACAGGAACCGGGCGTATGGGCCGGGGTAAATAACCTTGTTGCCAACCACCCGCGTACGCTGCGTCAGAGAGCCTGTAAGCGCAGGAACAAATGGGGTGGTATCTTTTATCACCTGCTGCGCTAAAACGCTTTCAGCACGGCCACAGGCCCTTGCGAGCTGCTGCTTTACCTCGTCCATGCCGGACACGTCAACGGAGAACTTGAGCGACATCTTATGCCCCTCCGACTTCCCAATGCTGCATATCCGCGCTGCCAAAATCTTTCTCGTCCACTTTTGTCACGTTGTAGCAGCTGTCCTGTGCTATAGCCACGCCCTCTTTGTCTGTGACAAACTCGCCTTTTACAAAGAACGTCAGCCCGCCGTTACCGTTCACAGACAGCGTCCACAGCCCGGTCTTGTCCGCCGCCGCAAGAAACGCCTGCGGGGGCGCGTAAGTTTTGGCCTTGCCTGTCGTGCCGTCCACCGCTTCCACGGAAAACGGAATGTACAGGTTTACTGCGTCTGCGCCCTCAAGGCCGCTTTCACGCACATTGGCCGCCTTGCTGGCTTGTAGCATAACACCGCGCAGGATGGTCACATACAGCTTTGTGATTTCCTCAAAAGTCGCCGGGTCAGTCTCCTGCACGGCGTTGTAGACCGTTATAGTGTGGGGCGCGTACAACCACAGCACCCCCCTCCCCGATACAGCAGACCGGTATGCGCCAGATACTCGTTACAGGTCGCCGCCAGCAGTTTCTTCGCACCGTCCGTAGCGCTTAGTGCGGACGCGGCAGCTTCGCCGCCGCTGGCCAGCGTCCGGGAGTACCCGCCTACCGTTTCGCTTTTCACATCATCGCCGGTCGCCGCGTTTGTCAGTTTGGTTGCGGCAAGTTGCTGCGCGGTCTCGATCAACTGATACTTGTCCACCAATGCGCAGCAACACATCTTTACAGCGTCCATATCAGCGTTGTTTTTTGCCCGGTTTTGGGTGTAGTAATCGAGGAAGGAGCTGGCCCGAACAGCCAGACGCGGAAAATCTTCCTCGCTCACAGAACCCATATAGATTCCGGCGTAGTATGTATAATCAGCGTATGTCATACGGGTCAGCTCCTTTCAGATCAAGAAACGGTAACGGTAGCAGTGCCAGTCTTGGTGCCGTCCTGCTTGGACTTGGCCGTGACGGTGATACTGGTCTTAGTCTCAGCGGAGTCGATAGTCAGCAAGCCGTCTTCGCTGATTTTGGACTTCGTGCCATTCTGGCTCCACTCGACCTCGCCGTTGATGATGCCCTCGCCGGTAACGGCAGCAGTAAACGCCTTGCTGTCGCCCTTTGCCATCGTCGCGGTAGCGGGCGAGACGGTGACAGCGGAGATGTCACCGCCCTTTCCGTACACGGAGAACGGGAAGGGGTCAGCCTTGTCCACGTTGTAAGCATTGACGGGATTTGCGATCTCCCAGCCGAGACGCATGACCGCACGGAGAGCGACCATATCGTTCTGCATGAGGTTGTAAGTGATGGCCTTGGTGGTGGGGTCCTGGATAACACCCTCGGTGAAAATCTTGAACGTCATGTCCTGACGGATGGCGTAGACGAGCTGGCTCCAGTCACCGACGATCATCTGCGCCTGGGAAGGATCGAACGCGCCGTTCATGGGGAAGTACATATCCATGCCGTCCAGGCCGTAGCGGGTAGACCCCTGCATATCGGACTTGAAGATAGGCTGGCCGGTGGTGTCTTTCAGCCCACGGAGCTTGCCGCGCATTTGGATGGCGGACATAACGCCGTTGGGGTTAAAGCCGTCCAGCTCGACCTTGGAGATCAGGCCGTTCTCGCCCATGATGTCGCTGAAAATGTCGGAGCTGATGGGCACACCGTTGCCGGCAGCGACAGCAGCAGGAACAACGCCAGTGCGCCAAGTGCTCGGCTTGTTCGTGCCGAACAGGATAGCCGCGTCGATGACCTTGCCGAAAGCCTCGGTCAAACGGGGCTTGACCTCGCCCCAAATGTCATAGTCCGCATCGTCCAAAGCGGCTTCAGGGATGGGGACGATAACAGCGATCTCCTCGGCGTACAGCTTCTTCTTGTCCCACGCCATTTTGGTGGTCTGCTTGAAGGCGTCGCCAGCGCCGCTGTCGGTAGCCTCGCCGTTGACGAAATACGCAGAGGGAAGTGCGTCAAGCACATTAATGGTCTGCGTCTTGCTGGACATATTTGCCAGTCTGCGACCCATGCGGAGCACTGCGGATTCCGCGATAGCGCCCTGCATGATTTCGCGTGTTACGGGTTCCGGAATAAGACCGGAAAGTGCGGATCGATCAATAGTTGCCATTTTTAAAACTCCTTTTTACTTTAGTGCGCTGCGAATCAGCGAGTTCATCGCAGCATTGGTTTCAGATTTTTTTTCGCCGCCGCCTGCAGGTGCCGTCCAATCAAACGTTACCTTTTGGCGGTTCTCCGTGAGCTTATCAACGGCCTGCTCAAACGTGGTCTTGCTGTCCACCATCTTGAGGGCCTTAAATGCGATAAACTCCGCGTCATCGCCGGTCAGCCCTTTGGAAAGCACGTATTTGTCGCGTTTCATCTGCTCGATCTCCGTCTGTGCGGCGGTCAGGGCGGACTTGCTTTCCGCAAGCTCTTTGTCGCGCTTTGCCTGCCGTTCCTGTTCGGTTTGCTGGCCGTCTTTCCATGTGCGGTATGCGGTGATTTCTTCCTCGCTGGGGATGCCCTTCATTGCCTTTGCAAGGCGCTTGCCGATCATGGCATCCACTTCCTCCTGCGTGAAGGTCTTCGCAGGTGTGGCCTCCGGCGCATTGGCCGGGATTTGATTGGTGTTGGTGCTAATTTCGCTCATTTGATTTACCTCCGTTTATTTCCTGGGCCGTCGCCCAGCGGTTTAACGCCTCTCGGCATGGATTAACAACAAAAAAGAGCCAACCGGTAAGAAACTCTTACAAGTTGGCTCTTCGTGCCACTTCCGCGCGCTCAATTGCGCCACGGGAATGCTATTTACTTTTTCAGTTCTTCCGCCTTAATGATCTGCGCTTTGACGCTGCCATCCTTCATGCCCTTTAGCTGTACCCGCAGGCCGTTTTTTAGTGCCCGTTCAATGGCGGCTTTTAGCTTGTCATCAATCATCCAGCACCTCAATGCTTTCGATTACTTCCGGATAAAAAACCTTGATTTCTCCGCTATCCGCTTCTACTACCATGTTATCTTGGTCATCGTTGGATTCGAGTGCATCTAATACAGCAATTACCTTTCCCTCAAACGATTTCCCCGTTGCTGTCAAAATTTTTACACGGGGAAGTCGATTCGCATAATCCCAAATGTTTACCATTTATTTATTCTCCTTCGGCTCTGTCGGAACTACATGAGTGCCTTTTTTTGAATAGTAAATACCTGCTCGATTTGTTTTGTGATAAGCATTATTTTTATAATAACGGCCTATCGTCGCATCTGCATTTGCAAACTCTACAATTTTAAGCGCTCCATTTTTTTGTTTTTGAATAATGACCGTCCCCGTTCCCGAGCGGCTGTCTACAAACTCTTGCGCCTCTTGCATTGTGATTGTCATCACGCTTTGCGGAGTTTTTCCATTTGAGATTCTTTGCGCCTTATATCTTTCAAACTCCATTGTTCCTTCAATGTGTCGAGCTTGTACCTGTGGTCTGATTACTGTGGAAATCTCCCCGCTTGCAATTTTCTCTTTTAGTATAGCAATATTTTTTTCGTTTTGCAACGCCGCTTGTTCTGCTTCCGATTGGCGCTTTGCTTTTAATGCTTGCGCCGCCGCCTCGCTTTTTTCGTCGCCGTAAAGCACTTTTAGTCTCTCTCTCTGCTCCGGCAGACCCGCCGCCTTGCTAAACTCATTGTATTTGGCATTTAAACGCCGCAGCTTAATGTTTGCGGTGGTGGCGTCGCCGGTAATCCCTGCGGCCTCATATGCGGCTTTAAGCCGCTTTTGCTTGCGTATGGTGCGCTCTATGCGTCGCTGCATCTGTGTGGCCTCATATGCGGTGTAGGTCTTGCCATCAAATGTGCAGCCAAGCCCATCATCAATATGTGCAAGCTGTTCATCGGTATAGGTGCGCTCAGACACACCTTCGGCCCAGGGGAAGCGCCGGTGGCGGCAGTTGGCTCCTTCCAGGCCATCCACGGCCCCCAGTCCGCACACCTCGTAGATGCTCGGGTAAATGTCATTTGCGCGAATACTGTAAACCCTGCCTTGCCAGTCCTTATGGCTTGACCACGGGGACGGCCCCGGCTTATCACGCGCGCCAGAATGGGCGGAAACCTCGAAATATGGTGTCTCAAGATATTCTGCCGATTGCTCCGTGTATTTTGCGCAGATTTGGGAAACGCCTGTCATTACCGCCCGCCGAGCCACCACATCGATTTGGTCTCGATGGCCACTTTCATAGTCAACTATTTTCAATCCGCTGTCTGCAAGCTGCTTTACTGCCGTCTTGATGGCCTGATTGTAGTTGATGGCGCCGCTCTGCACCTGCATCACCGCGTTATCAAGCGCCCATTGGTAAGCTTTGGCAGGGGGGAGCATCGTACGCCCTGCGTCCACCAAAAAGCCCATCGATTGGGTTATATTGCGCAAGTCCCGCTTTGTCTGCTGGTATATGGCCCAGGTGTCCTCGATGCTTACCAGCGTTTCCGGCTGAGTGATATGCGCAAGGTCAATGACGTTGGTGTAATACTGCTGATTGCGTTCCACAACATCATCAAGTAGCTTGTTTAATTTCTGCTCACTGATGCCGGCGGCTTTTTGTATGGCCTTTTTAATCTCTTTAAGGTCAATGCCGTGCGCCCGCAGCGCCTTGATGTCCTGCACCGTTACCTCGTTCAGTTCATCCGCAGCTTTCAGCCGGGAGCATATCTCCATCAGCAATGTATCTTCCAGCCCACGATACAATTCAGCCAGTTCCTCCGGCAGAGCATCAAGCAGTTCGGGCGCGAATGGGTATTTCACAGTTTGCGCCCACAAATTGGGCAGTAGTTGATTTTTTGCTCCATCGGGATAATGTCATCAAGGCCAAAACCGGAAACACCCACCGAAAGATTCATTTTGTGGTTAATCCCCATCGAGGCGACGATGCGATTCCCCTGCATATACGGGGCCTCAAACTCGCCAAACGGTGTAAATTCTTCTGTGTTTTGGCAGTATTTGCACATCATTCTACCTCCTGCTGCATCTCGTCAACAACGTCCTGCATCTTGGGAAGCGCCGCCTTTGCGGTCGCCTCGTCCTCGTTCATCCAGCGCATACGGAACTCCCAATCGTTCATGATGCCCGCCTGCAAGAGCTGCATATCACGGGAAAAATCGGTCTGCTTGTCCTCAATTATGCTGTCATCAAAATCAATGCTGATTTCTACATTCTCATCCAGCCCAGCGTTCAGGGCTGTGTTGCCCAGCCTCAGAAGAACGCGGCACAGCTCCTTCAATGCCTGCTCCAAGATGATCTCGTGTTTTTTGATAGTGCGGAACATGGTGGAGTTTTCGCTGATGACCTGTGTGGCAGTCGCTACGCTGCCGCCGTCGAAACGGTAATAGGTCTCGCCGAAGCCGCATTTGCTGGATAGTATATTAAGCTGATCCTGTAGTCCGACGTTAAGCTGCTGTGTGCGCAAATTCGGGGAAATAGTTTCCACCACATTCCCCTGCTGCGCATCTTCCGGTAAAAGGTAAAAACGCCGGTCGTGGTCGTCAAGTGTTGGTTCTCCGTCCTCGTAGTTTGTAGCTGGCATTTTGACCATCATCATCATGGGGCCGTTTTCGAACTCGTTGACGTAGCAATCATAGGCACAATCTACGCCGCGAAGCACGTCAACCGCGTTTGCATAAACAGGTATACCAACAGGCAGGAGATAATTATAGTTGTTTGCGATGTTAGGCCTGTCAATCACAAACTGCCGTTTATCGCTGCCGGTATGTATTACGGGCGGGATTCTTTCAAACCCCTTGACATTGGTTAAAAGCTCGTCCGTCAACTGCTCATTTCTGTATCTGTATATGCGATTTTCGATACTGTAGATTCCGGTTTCGTCTTGCCGGTGAATTTGCAAATACAAATAATCTTCCCCGTCCCGCGTCACCACAGATGTAAATGCGCAATCGCTGATATATCCATTTTGCCATGCCAACGGATAGATATTTTCGATGGTGACATAATCAAGCGCAATGCCAAATGCGCGGCCGGGAATTACTTCTCCGGTTTCGCTGACAGCCTGGCCAATCACGCGGGGGATGTATGCCACAGTTCCAAGTGCAGACTTCATTTCCTGCATCTCGTTCGCCTTGACAGTAAAATTGTTCGATTCGAATATATAGTCGATGAACTCCTGCTCGCTCTTTCCTTCAAGCGTGATCTGTACTTTTTCGTTCATGAGCAGATTTGCCCAATCTTCGCACACCTTTTTACCCATCCCCAAGGAAGCGCGGTCGCAGTTTGTCCATTTGTGCCCGTTGTATCGGCGGTAACGGTGGAATCCCTTTACCTTGCCAACATACCACGATTTCCACAGGTCGACCTGTGTATAAAACTCCTCCGGAATTGTGGCATATCCCAGTTCCTTCAATTTTTGAATAACAGCACCGCTCATGCAATAACTCCCATTCTACGGCTGACAGGCTCCAACGCATACCGAGTCGCGTCAATCAGGTGGTTGTTTGCGTCTGGGTAGCCGCTGATAATGTCGCCGTCTTTGTTTCTTTCGTATTCGTACCCCACAAATTCATCATAAGCATGTGGGGTTCTCTTCCTGTCTATTACGATCGTGCGCCGCTGCAGAAATTTCATACCATATTCCACGGACCCGGGGCCCTTTACCGCCTCAAATGCCGGTAGCCCCATCGCGCGAAAGTCTGCCACGCTCTTAGGCTCTGCACTATCGCAAATAGTTCGCACGTTGTTATATCCTCGCTGCTTGATTATTGTCGCGCTTTGCTCATTGGATAGTTTGTTTTGGTAAATTTCATCCAGCAAGTAAATGGTTTCGCGCGCCCGGTCGTAGTGCAGCCGGATAAAAGCAAACGGATCGGGAAACCACCCAAAGTCAACGCCCTGGTAAATCTTATCGAATCTTTTAAATTCGTCGTCCGTGATTTCCCGCAGTTCCAGCTTGTCAAACACATTGCCACCCGTGCCCACTGGAATGCCTAAATACTCATGCTGGTATGCTCTCTCGTCCGTGGCCTTGAGATGTTCCGCCTCTGCCAGAAACTGCTCACCCAGCCACTCTGGCGGGGCTTGCAAGTACGTTGACTTGTGGCACAGCCTGTCTGTGCGTTCTTCCAGGCTGTCCTTGTTCGCCCAGTTATCGCGGCTTATCGGCGGGTTGTAGCTTTCAAAATTCCAATACTTTGAGCCGCCGCGCATTGTGGACTGTAAAATCGTTCGTATCTCGGCACGACCGGCAAACTGGTCTTTTTCTTCAAAGTGTGTCACGGCAATGTAGCCAAACGGCACCTTGATAGACTTGATCTTCATGGGATCGTCAGCACCACGGAACATGATCTTTTGCCCGGTAGGCTTGTAAATCAGCTCCATCGGTGAAACCTTCGCTTCCCAATACGCCGCCATGCCCAGCTCACCGATTGCCCAAATGTATTGCGCATACACGCTATCGCGGATCGTGTTTGCCACCTTACGCAGCACCAGCGCGTGTGTCCCCGGATTGTTTATAAGCAGCAGGGGCACGAGTACAGACACCGTGGATGACTTTAACGAACCTCGCCCACCGCTGAAATCGTAGTGCGTGTGACCGTGGTGGAACACATCATGCGCCACATCGTAGAACGCAGATCCGATTTTTTCTGACAAGAGAATATCATACATCAATTATCACCTTGACACCCTCTGTGTTGATGTTCTGCTCCACAATATCCTTCTGGTCGAGGTACTGCTTGCCAAGCCAAATAGCCATATTCGCGTTCTTTTCAGCTAATCGCCACTGACTTCTCCGCAGCGAAATTTTCCCCGCTCCTCGCTTTTGCCTAAATACCTCGGAAAAACTGGCATGATAGGTGCGTTTACACCAACTATCCAATGTTTTGTCGGTCACGTCAAACCAACCGCAGATTTCCTCAAGCGTGCATTGCAGGCCGCAGAGGTTTTCGAACTGCTTCTGATCTATTTCCTTTCTTGGCCTTGCCATACGCGCCCTCCTTTCTCGCAGTCAGTTTTCTCGCCACCAATGTATGCAGGCCATTCATGGCCCCTGTAATATCGCCGGACTTAATCAGCCCGTTCAGTGTTTTCATTTGCTGTGTGGATAAATACTGCTGGTTTTTCTTCAACATCCTCCGCGCAGTCGCCTGAACATCAGTCATGCAGAAGCACCGCCTTCTTCCCGGTGAACTTCTCCCACCGGTCAACAATGACGTCGGCATACTTTGGATCATACTCCATGCAGAAAGCGTGTCTGCCATTCTGCTCCGCTGCCATGATCGTTGTGCCGGAGCCAGCAAACAGGTCAAGTACATTCTCACCCGGCTTACTGGAACACTGCATCTGGTAATCAAACAGCTTAATCGGCTTCATGGTCGGATGCTCCGCAGATTTGACAGGCTTATCGAAATTCAATACAGTTGTCTGTCTGCGGTTCTTGAAGAAGTAGTGCTTCTTGCCTTCCGTCCAGCCGTAAAGGCAAGGCTCGTGCGCATCCTCTTCAATCTCGCTCTCACCGTACAGGCAAGGCTCATGTTTCCACTGGAAATCCTGTCTCCCCATCACAAGGGAGTTCTTCACCCAGATCAGGCACTGCCGGACACGCAGCATCGCATCTCTGCACGCGCCTCGGAAGTTATACCCCTCGCTGTCTGCGTGCCAGATGTAGAACGGAGCACCGGGCTTCATGACCATCGCCGCATTGGAGAATGCATCCGTCAGGAAACGCCTGAAGGCCGTATCCTCCATATTGTCGTTCTTAATCTTCCCGGCGGTGCCCTGATAGTCCACATTGTACGGGGGATCTGTGAGCAGCAAATCCATTTGTGCCCCCCCACAAGCTTCTGTACGTCTGTCAAAGACGTGCTATCTCCGCACATAAGGCGATGGTCTCCAAGCTGGTACACATCGCCCAGTTTGCTCTTCGGCTCTGCCGGTAAAACGGGATCGTAGTTGTCCTCTACCACTGACGTGTCGAGTTCATCACGCAGACCCCAATCAAAGTCAAACGCCGACAGGTCAAGCCCCGGCAACTCATCAGCCAGCAGGTCAAAGTCCCAATCGCTCTCGTTGCTCTTGTTATCCACCAGCCGCAGGGCGTTCACCTGCTCCGGTGTCAGATCGTCCACGCAGACACAAGGCACTTCTTCCATGCCCAATTTCTGAGCAGCCAACGCTCTGCAATGCCCAATGACGATAACTCCATCACGGTCAATCACAATCGGCTGCACAAAGCCGTATTGCTTGATGCTCTCCGCAACATTGTTGATTTGCCGTTTATCATGCTTTTTTGCGTTGCCGGCATACGGCACAATATCCGCAAGCCGCCGTTTTGTGATTTCCATGCTTTCCTCCTGTTTTGTCACCAGCCCCCACCCCTTGGCTACAGTAACAGTCTTTCCCCTCCCATGCGGCCTTCTGGAAGCTCTCAAACATGGGTTACACAGTTTGCCAGCAGGTGGCAATGTCTTTTCCACAGCTCACTTCTGAGCGGTATAGCCGCACTTCCGGGCAGGCGCTATGCCATTTGCCCACGGCAGCGGCTCTCCGCTTTTGGTGCGGCATTGCAGTCCTGCCCTGCTTTAGCGCTTCAGGGAAAGTCCCCGTCACTCGCTGTGGTCTCCCCTTACGGGGCACCTATGCCGCATAGAAATTTTTGGCGATCTGGGCTTCCGCCAGCTCTATTGTCCCATGCTGGCTCCCGGAAAAATATGTGCAAACTTGTGTCATTTTTCATTTTTTAATTTTCCCCCTTGACAAACCACGCAATGCGTGGTATTATATAGACAGATCAAAGGACAGGGTAGCCGCACAGCGGCAGAAAGGAAAATATCATGAAAAAGACTTTTTATTCCGTCACCTACGCAGTATGGGGATCCAGCTTCTGCCGTGAGGCATGGTTCGACAGCAAGTCCGCAGCGGACGCCTTCGCCGCACACGATTACCGGGACGACCCGGTGGCCCACACCTACAGCAAGGCGGACAGCATCCGCGCCGCCGAGGAGCGCGTGGCCGCTACGGCAGCAGAGCTGACCGCCTGATCGCAGGTACGCTGCGGGCGGGGCTGACCCGACCAACCCCGCCCATGAAAATTTTCGACAGGAGGAACGGAGCATGGAGATCAACACCCACGGACGGAACATCAACCAGGAGACATTGGCCAACGCCTCCAACGCCACCAAGGGGCTCGGCTCCCGCACGGGGGAGTATGCGGAGATTTTTTACGACAAGTCTACCGGCGATGTCTGGTGCAAGTACCACTGGGACCGGGAGGAATGGACGGTCTACCACGACGATGACGTCACGAAGGTCGGACTTGCGGTACGGTACAAGACCCAGCAGCAGATCGCGGACATGATCGCCAGCACCCTGACGCAGGAAGAGCGGTGGGAGCTTGAAAACGCCGCATATCCGGCGGGCGGAACACGGTCATGATGGTGCTTGACACTTCCTGTGCAGCGTGGTAAACTATTTCTGTCGGATGCAGGAGGCGCTTGCATCTGGTGCGGCTCGATCCTGCCGCCGTGGGTTGAAATAGCAAGAAGGACAAACCCTTCAACCGCAGGAAAAGCACCGGTTTTCGGTGCTTTTCCTTTTTTACAATTTTGACGATGAAAGGATCCTAAAAATGACAGACAAACTGTTTTTTTCCTTGTTCAGCGCAGCGCTTTCTTCTTCCGACCGAGACGCCTTTGTCTCCGACTGGTCGCTGTCCTCCGTCTGGGGCGATGCACCAGATGCGGACATACCCGCAGACCGCATCGACCTGCTGGCGCGTCTCTGGGACGCCGCCCACCTGACGATCCGGGACATCCGTCAGCACACCGGCCTGTCGCAGGTGGCCTTTGCCACCCGTTATTGTATCCCCACCCGCACGCTGGAGGACTGGGAGCGTGGCGTGAGGAGCTGCCCAGATTACCTGCGGCTCCTGCTGGCGCAGGTCACCGGCCTTTACACAAGGCCGTGACGATTGCGGTCTCACAGTGTCCGGGTGCTACCCGGCCTCTTGTGCAGGCGACAGGATTCGAACCTGCGAACCCGAAATTTTACTATCGGAGCTGATTCCTCCCAGCTTCCGCCCGCATATATTTGTGCCGTGTGGGAGGTGCGACCTCCCGCCCCTGATCGTGGGGTGCAACGAGCGCACGGCATATGACAACAGCCCATAGGTTTCCCTACAGGCTGTTTGTGCCGGTATGACCTTTCGGTGCCCGAAGGTGCGCCCAATACCGGCGGCGCATAAGATGGAGGAAACGGGTTGAGTGGAAAGACGGGTGGATGACTATTCCTTATCATCCACTGTACCTATTGTAGCACATCATTAGGTGGAATTTGGCTCATCTTTTCCTGCAAAACCACAATATGTAGCAATGTCGAACAGGAATCTTTCTTTTCTCCGGCGGAATGTTGCTTCGCTTATCCCCGGAACAACAATCTTGTTGCGGGAATACTTATGCTTGCCCTGACAGTTGCGCATGATCCCCTGTGTAAGCTGCTTTCGAACGCTCTCGCTCTCCAAATCCCGCCCACATCGGTCTATGGCATATTCAACAGCCCGCATTTTCTTGGTTTCCGGCCAGTTCTCTATGGCGGCAAGCTGCTCCGCCTTGCTCTCGGCCGGTCTACCAATACCGGGGGAGCGGGGCATACCCTCTGTTGCACTTCTTCCGCCGCTCAGTATCTCGCTCCGTGCGTCGTTGTACGCCTGTACCCGCCGTGGATAACCTCTGACATAGGCAATGCACTCAAGCCGCACATCATACGGCAGCGTTTGTTTTCGGCTCATGCCAGCCTCCTTACTCTGCGTTGTTTATCAGTTTGTAGTCGCTCCGCAGAGCGTCCGCAATATCCTTCTTGGTCACATAGCCACTGTTTTTTGCGTCCACCAGCTCCACAAGGCATTTTTGCAGATACTCAACACTCATAGTGTCGTGGCTGTCCGGCGTTTCCTCCAACACGTGGAATCCAAATTTTGTAAGCAGCACTTCGGACACCAAATCCATGTTTTGCTTTGTCCCCATCAGCTTGCCCTGCTGGTACGCCCTCATGGGGTTGTTGGGTAGGGTTTTGCCGTCAATCCTCATTTCCGTCCCTCCTTGATCTTGTCCATCAGAAGCAGCCGCACAGCTTGGCAGAGTGCATATACAAGGCTATTCTGCCAAATGCTCCGTCGCTCCTTAATGCGGCACATACCGTTCTCGATTTCCTCCAAGGCTTCCAGCATTGCGTCTTTATTTGCCATCGGCTGCCCTCCACGGAGTGTCCACGCATTCAGGATGGACAATCTCCATCTCGATCGCCCACAGTAGGTTCCACGCCGCAGCTACAAGGTGCGGCTCATCCACATAGCCCGCCAGATATTTTGCCGCATGGCGAATAGCGGAATCTAACAAACTGTGGGTTGGGATCCCTTTATCGACATTATGCTCCCCGTATTTCAAAGCGCCCGCCTCGCAGTGCTTCGACACTTCCATGATAGCCGACCAAGGGAGCAAATCCATCCGTCCCTTGCCCGTGTGCATATCCCGGAGTGCTCCGCTTGGAAACTTGGTTCTTTCTCCGCTGTCTTTAATCATAGTCCCTCCGTTCTCCGTAACTGCAAAAGTCGTATGGATATGCCGATGGTAAAATCCCGTGGTGGCGCGGATGTCCACAGTTGCCCGATTCAGACCGATGCTTGCAGTCTTTGCACCGCACCACCGGGGCCACATCTGCTCCGGGGACATCACTTGCTTTCCGCAACACTTTGGCGGCCTGCAAGTATGGGATTTCCTGTGGGCTCTCCGAGAACACATCCTTGGTGTAAACAGCGCCGTGATAACGCTTCGTGTTCTCGATTGCCCTCGCACCGGCGTTCATGGCAAGCATGAGTTCTTCCGTGCGCTCGATGTATTCAGCCATTGTCAGACCCCCGCTCAAATCTAATTTTCATCTGCGCCGGGTATAAATCCACCTCCGGGCGGCGCTTTCCCGTCCATCGCAGGCCACCAGCCTGTCCCACGCATTTCCATCCACTGGCTTTCAAACTCGTTCCGCTTTCGCTGTCCAGTATGTAGGTCACAAGCCGTTTATAGCCCATTGCCTTTGCTGCCCGCCATGCGGCGGCGTAAAGCATGGAGCAGGCGTTTCGTGTGCCATCCGTGCATAGCCGGTTTACTTCCAACGTCCACCCATCGTCAAGGTGCCGAGAAACCGGCCGTCCAACAATGGCCACTCCTACAATTTTCTCTCCATTAGAGCATCCGATGGAAAATTTATGTCCAACTACAGCCCCGTGGTGTCTGTGGTGTTGTTCCACATAGGCGTTTGCCTCTTTTAGCGTCATCGGGCATATCTCAAGCATCCTTCATCGCCTCCAATGCTTTCTCTGCCTCCTTGCGGGTCAGGAATACGGTTTTGCCGAACGCAGCGGCGGTAACCCCGTACTGCTCTCTCAACCCATCTTTTACCGCAAACACAATAG